ACCATCGTTAAACACAGGCCAAGGAGAAGGAATAGTAGGGCGGTAATCAACTCTATAACGAGTTTCAACATCTTTATTGTATTCATGTCCAATATTTTTATCCATACCAGCTTTCATAGCCTTTTCAATAGTATTTCTAATACCATCGTAATCTTGAGCTTTTAATAAATCAGCTGAAGATAGTATAGCGTTTTTCATTTCTTGGTTCTTACAAAATGTAGTAAATTCATCTTGTATATACTCTAAATCATCTTGAGATGCTTCATAAGAGTTTCTTAACTCTTCTTTTAATGCTACTTGTAATACCTCATTTTCTACTTTTTGAAGTTCTACTTTAAGAACATCCATAGTAATGTTAGTATGATACTTATCAAAGTAGCTTATAATCTGATTAACAATCCATTTATGAGAATCAGCATCAAAATAATCATCATATAAAACATCTCTTACGTTAAGTAAAAAAGTTTTATCTGTAAGTAGTGATCCTAATACTTTTAATTGGAATGCTTTACCGTATGAATTAAGTGTCTTTAACGTCATTTATAACCTTTGATTTAATATAATTACTTTTTACCTAATAACCAACTAGATGACTGTATTTTATCTCCTAATCCGTCAATTAATTCTATATCAAACATTCTACAAATATCTCTTTCAGGAATTGTATCATTATTTTGATCTCCTCCATTTGCAAATGCAAGCTTCATTGAACCGTAGAATTTATCTACCATTACTTTAAGTGTAGCATTTTGAGTTGCATCTTTATCAACTGATATCCATGCCATATCTACAATACTTAAAGCTCTAATTATTCTTATTCTTTCATCTTGATCTTGAAAGAATTGAGAACCTTTCATTTCTCTCTGTAAATCATTATTTACTATCACACAAAGTAAGTCTCCTTTTTCTTTTGCGTTTTCAAATAAATCTAGATGTCCTTTATGTAAAGGATTAAAGTAACCACTAACTATTATTAACTTTTTCATAATTTTCTGCGATTAATTTTTTAAATTTTGTTGTTGACCAACCATGGTCTCTATTCATATAGTGGATAGGTATTTTAAGATCATCACCAGTAAAGGGTTTATCTATATAATCATCTCCTAGAAATCTTATATCGAATTCTCCTACTTGTAATAGATCGTATAACTGAGCTTCGTAAGTATAACGAATAACATCGTCTACATATTTAATACTTTCGAGTATTTCTTTTCTTTCACCAGATGAAAGTATAGGTTTAAGTTTATGAGGCCTTTCTATCGATGGATCTGTATGTAAAAGAACGATTAGACAATCGCAATTCTCTTTCATTTCTTTAAACATCTCTATATACCCTGGATGTATTACGTCGAAGTTTCCTGCAATTACTCCTTTATTCATATTTCCAAAAAACTTGTAACATTATTATCATAGTAGCTAAACCTAAAATAGTACCTGTCTTTAAATTTATACCTTCTTTCATAAAGATTAAAGTTAGCACATAAAAACTTATTATTCCAGTAGCAAAACCTACTATTCTAGCAGGCCATAGTTCTCCGTTAAAATATTCAACTACGTATGATGTACCGTAAATATAAGATACTCCTATTGGTATACCCATAACTAAAGAAATCAATACAGGGTTATCCTTTGCCCAAGTACTTATAAACTGTCCATTGGTTTGAAACCAAGCAAGTGATTGTGCAGCTAAAAAGAATAATATTCCAAAAAATAAAGTTTTATAGCTCATTAATTTGTTATTACTCCTCTAAAGTTATCTAACCACCCAACGGTATTTTTAGTAATACCTTCTATATTATCTTCTTCTAACAAACTTAAAAAACCACCTATATGTACTTTATTAATAGGTTGTTTCAAAGCTTCTTTTAAAAATGCTTGCTCATTATCATCTAACTGAGTATTATGTAAGTCCATAATTTCAAAGTTATTCTTTACTTTATCCCAATTGTGTAATATCTTAGCAAATATTTTCTTAGGTTTATCTTGTTCCATCTGAGTTTCACAATGATCCCATATATCTTGTAAAGATGCATTAGGGTCATAAGTAAAACTTTTCCATTCAGAAAGAATAGTTTTCATACCTAAGCCTTTTACTCCAGTAAGGTTATCAGAATGATCTCCTAATAATGCTTTAACTATGTTATAGTTCTGAGGTAATACTTTTATTTCCTCCAAAGCATTTTCTTTAGTAAAAGTCGTCTTTTTGATAGGTGCATACACCTCAACTGTATCATCAATTAACTGTAAGAAGTCTTTATCTGAAGATACTATTGTGACTTTTTTAACATTAGATTTAGATGCTACTTTAGCTATATGAGCTATTATATCATCAGCTTCTAATTTTTCTAGTCCTATTTGAACTAAAGGTAAACATTCTAGATAATCTTGAATTCGAAGTAGCTGCCCAATCAAGGCTTCCATTTCTTGTTCTTTAGTATCATATAAACCCCAATGAGTTATTCTCGAAGTAGCTCTTTGAGCTTTATAATCAGGATTTATATTCTTTCTATTAGCAGAACCTCCTTTACCGTCCCATACAACCACAACTCTAGTTGGATCGAATATACGAGTAACATAACCTAAAGAGCGTAGAAACCCAACGATACCTCCAATATGAGTACCGTCAGGATTCATAGCCTTGAGTAATGAGAAGCTACGGATTAACATATTCATAGCATCAATGACCAAGATATGATCATTCATTACTCGGGGTGGGGTCTCTTTTAAATTTTCTAGAATATCTTTTTTAGCCATTAGTCTAGTAAGTTAGGAGTAATTGGATTCTCTTCTAAGTCTCCTTCTTCTAATAGATCGAAATCTAAACTACCTACTAATTTTAACCAATGATCTTTATGAGCATCTTTATACTTATCAATAGCTCTCTTATCATCTTCTATAAAACCATGCTGAGTCATTACTACTCTACCTCTAGATTGTACTCCTCCGATATGATTCTTTTCTACTTGAACGTTTGTTCTTTTAGCAAACTCTACCTGCATACCATCTTTAATAGCTTTAATCTTTGATGTACCTGGATTAGTAATATTACCAAAAGTAACAACTAAAGTAGAATCATACCACATCGACATACCTCCTTTATTTTGAAGTTTAGGCATACCCATAGGTGATTCAGGTTTCATAGTCCATACTTTATTAATAGCTACTAACGTATTAGTATATGGAGAGTTTTCTTTTCTAGATAAAAGAATTTTTTGATTAAGATTATTACCGAATTGAGTAGACATAGCTCCAGCATTCCATTCATTATTATTCTTATTAGAACGTACTGATAAATCACAAGGAACTGAACCTATACTATCCCAGAAGAAACACATATCATAAGGTAAGTTACCTTTAGCTTGTTCATCTAATAAGTCTGCAATATAAACTGCAACCTCTTCAATAGTATTTAAAGTACCTCTATCAGCATAAAGGAAATGACCTTCATAATCTAATACATTGCCTTCAGCATCGGTAATTTCTTCAAATTGTAATCCCATTTCTTTAGCATGCTCCCAAGACCATTTCATCTCCGTAATAATAAAAACAGGCAGTATGCCCAATTTCTGGGCATTTACTGCTGCTTCTAGTAAAGCTGTAGTCTTACCTGTATCACTATGACCTCTTAATAAGGTAATATGACCAGTAGGAATACCTGGTAATGATGTAATATCTTGAAAAGCTTTAGATAATGGTATCCATCCTTGCTCTTTGAACTTAACGGATGTATTTGAATAACCCTTCTTCTTCTTAAAATTACTTAAATTAAACGACTTCTGAACTGCAGCAGTCGCTTTAGCTTGTACTTCTTTCTTTTTTGCCATATTTACTCGTTAAATAGATCATCAAATTGTCCAACTGTATCTTTATTGCCAGCAGTAGCTTTCTCTAAAGTAAAGTCAGTTTTTTGAGGACTTGAGCTTTCAGGCGTAGTAGTACTCGAATCTTCACCTAAAGTAGCTTTTTTAAGTTGCTTCTTAATAAACTCATAGTCATATGCTTTATAAACTTCTAAAGGCTTAGGTTGTTCTTTTAACCAAGTCTCTACTAAGTTATTATCATCTGATAATGGAGTTTGTTTAGGTTTAATTCTAATTTCTGTTTTAGGATAAGGGTTTTGAGCATTTCTTGGAGTCATCTCAACGATCATATCCCAACCGTTAATAACGTCTGTGTAATCACCTACATCTTCATCCTTAGCTAATTTAAGTAATGAATCGTAAATAGTAATTCCAAAGTTCCAAAGTCTTACTCCTTTGTCTTCTTCACCTCTAACAATAACAGGAGCTAGTATCCTAGTCTTAGGTGAATATTTTCTAGCGTCATTAAAATTATCATCACCACCTAACTTTCTTAACTCCTTAACAAACTCTTCAACAGGGTCTTGTTTACCGAAATTCGATAAAGCAGGAATAGGAAAGTCAAATTCATAATGAAATTTCATCTCAGTAAACGGATAAGTCGGATCAGTTACCGCTGGTAATAATCTAACTACTTGCTTACCTTCTTGTGGTTTCCAAAAAATTGTGGAATAGTCAATCTTTTCTGTAGGTTGACTGTTTTTGTTGAATGAATCAAAACGTTCATTCACTTTACTAAAATCAAGTGCCATATATAACTAATTTAATTATAACAATTATTATACTATAATATAAGTATAATTTTTTAATTCTCCAACTCTACTATCTTGTAAAGTTTGGTATTTACTCTCTTTAATTCTGGACCTTTTGTTAAAAGGATGCAATTACGGTAATCAGTCCAGTTGATTCTATATGAAGTATCCAATACACCTTCGTTTAACTCTTTGATTAAAGTATTCAAAGCATTAATCGTATACAAAGTATTCGATTCTTTCTTACGGTGCACTAGAATAGTGTTTTCTAGGAAGGTTCCAATATTGCCAAAGTCCACGTTATAGGTACAAATGTACTCATCTTGGGATTTGGAATATAAGACGAAAATTTTGTTATAGATAATCTTGTACCTTTCTTGGATTTCTTCTAAAACACTGTCTAAAGTCTCCTCGGTAGCAAAGGTACAGAAAAGTTTGTTGCTCATATCTTCGTTAAAATAAATCGGCTCAATATCGTAATCAAAGGCCGATGCTGTAACTATATTATTCATATATAAATATCTTTTTCATTCTATAACACAAGATCTTTTGAATATTTATATTTGATTGGATATTTCCCACCAGATTCTAAGATCTCCTTTAATTTATTTAACGTTTCCTCCCCATCCTCCTTATAGAAGTCAAAAAGTAATGCATCATATGTATAGAGTACCAACTTGGTTTTTTTATCCTTTAGGTACCTTAACACATCTTTTAAGATAAGAATATTTCTTGAGGTCTCCAAAGATTGCATAATATAATTCATCAACTTCTGTGGATGCATATCTTTTAACTGTTTAGTAAACGGTTTATCACTAATTGGCGCCAGGACTCTTCCGTTAGTTTCGTATTCGGACCAAAGTCCTTTAATGAATCCGTCGATTTTTTCAAAAACTTCGAGAAAAGCATATTTCTCGGGTATCTTTCCGTAAATTGCGTGAAAGTTAATTTGTTTCGCTTGATTGTATTCTTCATCTGTTATTTCTTCTTTATCAAAATATTGTTTTGCTAGTTGTTTATGAGCTGATTCGCTTGATAAATTAAAATTAATTTGCTCACAAAGTAACCTAAGGTGATAACCGTCAAAATCCAACTCAACAAAATAGTCGCCTTTGGGTACGAAACACCTTCTATGTTCTTGTGTTTTAGGTATAGCAGCGAAGTTAACGCTGTTAAAAGCATTAGTAGGTCTAGAAGTGACATTATATAAATTGTAATAGGTTAATACTGTGTTATCTACGATATTGTATAAAGGATCACGTGGATTAAACATTTTATTAAATGAATCGTAGTATATTCCAAGTCCTGATTGTTCTAAAAGGAAAAATACATTAGTACCAGTCTTATTATAGAAATCAAACCCAGAAGGTATATCAAAATCTAAAATAAACTTAATTTTATCGTATACTTTTTCACATCCTTCGTAAAGTTTACCAATAGGTATAAGACTATTTACGTTTTTAAAAGTTCTAAACTTATGGTAATAATGATTGATAGTTGAATTCTCTCTATTTACTGCAAGCTTTTCAAATTTTACCATAGAGTATAGTAACGAGATATCAATTGCTTGCTGTAAATTAAAGTGATAGAGTAAGTATTTCTTATCTAATGTATATATTGTTTCTATATCAGAAAGAAACTGTAATACACGATCTTTATCTATATTTAAACCTTCATCATGATTAATAGGAATAATAAATCCTTGATCAATACTTAAAGGTCTGATATAAACTGCTGTTGTGTAAGATAATTTAGGGTGAAATAAATCGTTTGATGAAATTACATCTATATAACAACCTTCATTGCATAACCCTTTTAATCTTTCAATACTAGAATCTTTCTCTACTATATAGAACATTTATAACCTTTTATATAATATAGTAAAATAATCCTATATTACAAACTTATTCAGATCTTATTAGAGTATATCCATCGTATTCGTTATTTTGTGATACGACTGAACCTGATGTAGCGTAATTTTGTTGGTCTAATAACTCTTTAGGAGTTTCTTCTGCTGAACCGATGAACGAAAGTCTAGGGTGTTGAGCTGCAGTATGTCTTGCTCCAACCATTGGTCCTAATGTAGGGTGTATATGATACGGTCCGTTATAAGAAACATTAGTACCACTTATAATAAATTGATTAGGTTTAGATTGCAAGTTATTTATAGAACTAGCTCCTAATTTATCCTCATCTGATATAGGAATATTATTTTGTGCAAATTCAGAACTATTATTCAAAAGATTAGATATACCTGGTAATGCTTGTTCAGCTGATGCAATAGTTTTAGCATTTTTAGACTTTATTCCTTCAGCTGAGTAACCTGATATTGTAGTATCTTCAATAACTCCTTTTACCAACCAATCAATGGTATGAAATTTTCTATAAGGTTTATTTTCTTTTTTCTGAACTAAGTATGATTTTTTATCTAATTCAGATACTTTATTTGAAGGAATATCTTTTACAAAATATCTTTTCATACTTCCTTTTTCATAATCTTTACTTGATGGTGAAGTATACCTATTGAAGATATCTTTAGATTTATCTTCTTCTGGTTTATCAGGAACAAATAATAATGGTTCAGAATCTTTTGTAAGTTTTTTTCCTTTAAAAAAGTTACCTAAATGATCCATAAAAGACGCACCAGTATATAGCGCACCTGCTAGAGTAAGAAGTTTACCTAACTTTTTATTCTTTTTCATTTTAGTTTTCGGTAAGTAAGCTACATATTGAATCATTTTAATGAGGTTTTAAAATAGCTGTTACTGTTGTTTCCCACATTGAAGTAGAAGAATCTATTGTATTTTCTACATTCATTATAATATAGTTCTTATTTCCAAATCTTTCTGGAACTAAATGCTGAGGTATAGTAAAACATTCTAAGTTTCTAAATCCTCCTACACCTAACATAGTAATAGATAGGTTAACTGGTAAAACATTAAATTTACCAATACGTCTACCTCCTCTTAAAGATCTTAAATAACTACCTGCACTATCTATAGTACCTTCCAAAGTATTATCTTCTCCTTTATTCCACGCTTCATACTTTCCTTTAAGGATAGTTAACATATCACCACCACCTGCAGTAGTATCTGGATTAGAATCTCCTTCATCAGAAGTATTTCCTGTTACTTTATCAACGGTTACTTTACCAGGTCCATCTTTAACGTCTACTTCTTTGTTTAAGTTAGCAGGTCCTGCAGTACTCATACCACCATCTGAATCTTCTCCTGCTCCAGCAAACATTGCAGCCATTCCTAACCTATTAGGCATATCAGCAGATATATTAAAATTGGTAACTGTATTACTTAAACCAGTTAAGTTTAGTGTTGGTCCTTTATCAAATCTTACTGCTCGATCATATATAGCTATATCATCAGAATCAGGTTCTCTTGAAATAACAAATTTATTTATATCACCAAGATACTTTTGAACCTCTTGTATTAACTTAGTTAAAAAATCTGTAATACCTATTTCGTTATCCTGAGCTGAAGTTAAGTTTATAAAACTTTGATTTATTTGTTGTAGTAAGTCAATTGATACTTTTATATTTAAAATGTTCTGTTCACCTCCATAAAATGGTGTTTGTGCTTGTCCTGCGAAATCATCTCCTCTTTTATATTCTTCACCAGATTTTACATTTAAGTCAGATATTGAAGATTTTTTTGGTAATAAAACCATACCTGGGTTAAGACTAAAATGTTTTGAAAATGATGTAAAAATATGACCTCCTTCATCTAATCTTACTAACAATCCGCCTTGATTCCTAGGCATAGCAAATGTATTTAGTAATCTCATTATAAATCTTAAATCTACATAAGCTACAACAGAGCCTTCTGACATTGTATTTGCTCCTTTGTTTGCTGATTCTGCAGTTACAGGACCTTGTGTGTTAACATCTAATGTTCTTGAAAACAATATATTATAAGTTGCAGGCCCTCTTTTGAAAGCATTTGCAACGTCATCTAACTTTACCACACTATCGCTAAGTAATGTAGATGCTGCTATTACTCCTTCTGTATCTTGATTATATCTTCTTATTCTATCGCAAATTGTACCTATTAAATTTGATATTTCTTCTTGTTGAGATACTTCTGGATCTCCATCTGGAGTTAAAGCAAAATTTCCTACTACAGAAGGTACACTAGGTATTTTCAAAGAATCCATTACATGGTTATCTGATATAAGACTTAAGTTACATTGATAAGTTCCTTCTGCACTTACTGTAAAGTTATAACCGTCCACTTTACCTACTAAACCTTCATAATTAAAGTTAGAATTTATTACTTTAGTTCTTATAGATTTTTTTATTTTTTGTATACTGGGTGTTGTTGCAAATACTTCTTCATTAGAAACTAAATCACCTAATGTAAGTTCTTTTACGCTTCCATCTTTAGTTAAGTAAACAGAATGACCAAATTCAACTACTACATGTATACCGAAATTAAAATAAGTTTTTGCTAATAAATCTAGATCTTCTTTACTATTAGCTTGAAAAGATATTGATGTTTTTCTAGTCGCTCCTGTTTGACCTATAGCTTGAGAATTTACATTTGTTATTCCTGGCATTGGTCTAAAACCGTAAACATCGTTTTGATAATAAGCTGCTTCTGATGTAGAGAAATCTCTTCCTGCTTCTCTATCTATTCCAGCTCTTGCTGATAGTCCAGTACCAGCTGCTAATACTGCAGATTTTGGTATATCAGATGATCCATTTACTTTTGCTAAAGATCTTACAACTACAAATGAACTTTTTGCATGAGTATATTTTAAAATCTCTGGAGTTTTATTTTCATCAGAAACTAATCCTTCTCTTTGAGAAATTGCGTTAGCTAACTCTTGTGGTATTGGTGCTCCGAATGGCATTATCTAATCTCGTTTAACCTGTTGTACTCACTTACAGCAGCAGATGGATTAGCTGGTATGCGTAATTGTATTCCAGGTTCAACAGCTAGACTGTCTTTTTTAGAATTATTAGCTGCTGCTATAATCCACCATAACTTACTATCTTTATAAAATTGTAATGCTAAAGTATCATATCTATCTCCACCAGTGGTAATAATATATGTATCATTAGCTGTAGCAGTAACTTCTGGGTAAATAGAATTTATTCTATAGCTTCTTCCGCTTTCAGTTTTAAGCTCTTTATTTTGTAAATATCTATCTGCCATTATACTCCTATAAATTTCTTCTCATCTATACCAAACTCTGGATTAAATGAATGTATTGGTGTAAACTCACAACTTACATCTAATAAATGTGGTACTTTCATATCATCTCCTATCTCCCATGGATAATCTGTGTTCCATGTTAATGATACAGAACTTAAAAATCCATTTTGAGCTTTTATATAATCACCTATAGTTAATTTAAGTAAAGTTCCTCTCATAAACAACTTATCTGATCCATATGTTGGTGCTGTACTTCCTACTAAGTGATTTAACTTTTGGTAAATAGGTTCTAATTCTTCTTTAGAAAACGCTGCTGCTTTAAATGAAAAACTCATCGTTCTACCAAATCCAGAATATGTATAAAATTCCTCTGCTCTACCTATATATTTTATACCGCTCCATGTAGCATTGTAGCTATCTGATAAACTATCTAAAAAGGCTCTAAAGTAAATGTATTTATCTGTATCACTACCTGGAGTATAAAAGTTAAATTCAAAAGGTATAATATCTTGTTCGTCTACTCCTAAAGCTTTTTCTAATACTTTTTGTTTTTGAAGTTCATCTCCTTTACCTCCGTCTTTTTGATAGTACTCTTTAATAGTATCTCCACCATAGACTCTATCTTTAGATTGCAAATATCTTCTTCCGTCTGCTATTTTACTTGTAGTAAAATCATTTTCTTTGCCTTTTATAGGTTCAGTTACTCCTCCTGAGTTAGCAATGTATATTTCAGATTTACCTTGATCAGCTCCTATATTTTTATATACCGGTTCTTTATAGGTTCTTGAAACAAATTGTGCACCTCCTAATATTTCTTGAGCTGCATGGTAATTGCTACTTTGAGCTCCAATAGCTGTTGCTACAGTAGATACCGTATTAATAACTTTATTCAAAAAGCTTTCTTTTCCTTCAGTAGAAGTTCCTGGTACTTCAGGTTCTTCTCCACTTTGAGGAGGCATTGTATCGGCTAAATAAGATGGACCTCCAACAGAAGGATTTACTCCATGAAATCCAGTACCTGCCTTTGCTGCATTTGCAGTTAAAAATAAACCTGTACCGACTGTTGCCTTGAATGCTGCTCCTAAGCCTGCTAATACTGCTCCACCTATGGTTTTCTTACCTTTAGTTGCATTTGCTATTTTAGCATTTTGTAGTAATACTTGATTACCAGCAAACTTTAAACCTGGTGCTTGAGTTAATATAACTCCTAATCTTTTTACATCATCTATTCTAGCAGTAGCCTGGGAGGTCTTATTGCCCATCTTATGACGAACAGCAGGTAACTTAGAACCATACTTCAATGAAGTTAGGTCTGATTGTAAATCGATTAGAGCCATTTATTACTCTGGTTTGTTATCTAAGTATTTTTCTGGAGTTTTACCATCTAAATCATGAACTGAGTGATCTGCTTTTAATTCAGCAGGAGTACCTTGTGCATGAATTTGAGAAGTACTTAATGCACCTTCTCTAGTATCTGGTGTGCTTCCTTTTAAACCTAGATTTGATTGTAATTGATTTTTTAAAATTCCCATAATTATTGTTTATTATAAATATTAAAGTTTGTATGATGCTGCTGATAGAGTATGGCCTACTTTTATTCCATCCATTACTACGTCTCCTCCATTTCTAACTTCATCTATCAAAGTTTGTAGTAAAGCTTCTACGTTACCCCCTAATTTAGTACCACCCGCCATTGTGATAGTATCTTCATTTAATGGTTTGATAACGAAATCTGTTACAGGTACTTCTTGTGTACCTGCTGGTGCATCAACAGTTT